TGCGTTCCAACACCCCACTCCCATAATGAAACAAGCGGGGCCACCTGTTTCATAGCTGTGGACAGCCATATCTTGACTCTTACAAGGGTCTCCGTAGTTTTAGGTCTTCGGACCGCTTTGAAATTTGGTTTGCATCCATAGCCTATCCAGTGGGTTGCCCCACTGGTATCATCGGCCTGCTCGAGAGGGTGGTGTTGCCAAACACCATTTCTAGCTCTGCCCTATAAGAATGGATTATTACTCCTCGTTGACGGTGTCAGCATTAATATATATATCTGCTGTTCCACTGCCAATGATCATGTTCCCAAATGTTATGAGTGCATGCGCATCAGTCGCAGTGAATGCAAAAGCCAAATTGGCTGATGTGCAGGTGACACCCGATTGGGGGCTGACCACCTCACTCTGGGTGTGACCAAGATATTTATTGTACGCCGTACAACCGTAGTTCAATGTCAACGCCGGCGGCGCCCATGCAACTGATGACGTATACCAGTAGATGTTCGCCTCGTATATCCTCCCGACAACCAAACCGGTCATTTCAATGTAGTAATTTGTTACAGTAGCTGAAATATTACCATGAATGGGATTATAAATAATCCCCAAAGGACTGGTGTTGGATATGGCAGCATGATATACTGCCAAACCTTGATTGACGTAGTCAGGAACGAGTATTGGTTTATAAAACTCAACACAGTATGTCACCCACAATTCGCCCAAATCCTGGGTTGGATTCCCTTGAGTTGCAAACTGGAACTTTCCTTGGTCATACAGCCTAAGGTCTTGGCCTTCCGGCACAGACCCAGTCCTCACATACTTGATGGGATCTATGGTCTGGGCCGCGTCACACTCTATCATGTGTAGGAGGTTGACTGTTGGTTTTGTTGAGACGGCAAATTCAGAATTCTCCATCTCCTGTCTAGAACCATATGCAACTTGGTCGGAGTTATAATTAGTAGACATGACCACCACGCCTGGTGCGCCAGACGTGACGTAGTCTGTGATGAGAGACTTAAACTCAAACACCATACCATGTATACGGTATTGTTGGTAATTAGCAGCCACAGAAGATAGCCATGGGAAAGTTTGCTGCATCCCGGGGTTTAACGCATACTCCGTGATTGCGAAGTTAGTAGTACCCGCGATATCGCCAAGATACTCTCGATGGCAAACAATATTAGTGGCACGAGAGCTAGAAAACTGGGGTGGATGGCCAGCAAGCACATTATAACCGGGTGTACCACCAACCATCTCATAATCTCCTGAACCGAAGATAGAACCAATCCCAGAGCCCAACCATCTGCCGATCTTATCAGCGTTTGGTATGCCGAAGAAACGGCCGACGCCCCTTCCTGCAATCGCCCCCGCATCCGCGAAAGGCGTTTTCTTAGCTTTAATGCTAATCCTTGATAAATCTCTTTGAACTTTCTTAACATCTTTGTTTAACTTCTTATTCTTATTTCGTTTTGTTTTAATTGTCATAGTATTGGATGCATCATGACAGATGGACTGTTCATCCCACACATCTAAAGCGACCCTCCGTGCAGTCTCTCGGCTTTCTGATTAGCACGTAAGTGTTTACGGTATTGAAACCAACGTTTTGGGGGTTAAGGGTGGGACCCAATGCGGTTAGGCCAGAGTCGCAGCTCTAAAACCGGACAAGCCGGTTGCCAGCCCACCACGCCCAAGGCGTGGTATTGGAGGATCCTCATGGGTCTACGAATCCGCTAGTCGTAGAGGTCGTGCCTGACCCTGGCCATTTAACCATGAGTTTGCCTGGCCCCCCGCAAGGGGCCGCTCCGATACCACGTCTTGGGCGTGATGGGCTTATAAGCTCGGTAAGGGGGGTGTCGCTATTACCCATTTATCCTGCCCTATGGGTTGTCCTAAAATTGGATACCTGGTAAGTATGTTGGTAATCTCCTATCGGGGATACCAACCATTTTAGGGGCTATGACTTTATCCAAGTCGTAGCCTAGAGCTATTCCATCTAGGTATTTCTCTATCGCTATCTGTTCTTCCGGGCTAATGCCGAAAGCCAACCAGTAGCTATACCTAGTTCTGTCTGTTATGGTAGATTCCTTCCGGGCCATCCTAGCCCAGGCATTGGTCATCTTCCAATCATCCAAATAGACTGTTTTGAGTTCTGTAGACTTAGTGGCTCTCAAAAGAGCCATAGCGAACGACTGCTGTATAGGCATTCCTCCTCCTAATGCTAGGTGGCAGGAGCCGACTGCGAAAGCCCAGTCGTTCCATTTTGTCTCAGTGCTAAGGTCATGTCTGGCAAGAGTATCCTTGCCAAATATAGTTTGAGGTGACCTAACCATTATATAATTTTCCCCATCATATACAGGTCTAGCACTGCAGAAATCAATCTTTTCGATGTCCATAACGGGTTGGCCAAGTTTCATACGAAACCCATATTCTCTGAACATGGCCTTGGCAAGGCTTGAAAACACTGCAACACTCGTTTGGGGGATGATGACGCAAGCGTCATCTCCATCACAGAAAAATCTGTAATTCTGGATCTTCAGTCTGATCATGACTAGATAGACTAGTCGTGCTGTTATCAGATTATTACCCAGCCCGGTGTTGTAATCACCACTTCCTCTGCCACCCGCTATTTTAAATTTGAGTTTTCCATCGGTATGGTATGCATAACCAACGTTATTGCGTTGCCATTTTAGGAGCTTCTTGAAGTAACTATCTCCAGGATAGTACTTCATATATCTCCTATGTTCCCAATGGAGCACATCAATGGAACACGACTGTTCAAACCTGCTAGCGTCCAGCGCTATGCAGACAGGGTTGGGGACCGAGGCAAAGTGTTCTGCAATCACTTTGCCTCGCTCCCCATTATTTTTCCCTTTTAGAACAGCCGTGTAACCGTATACATCATTAATAGCTCTATATATGCGTTTTTCTATAGGACGCAAAAACCTACCTAACTCGACCAAGTACACGTCGGACCTGGGATTGATCCCACGTGGCACCGGGTTTTCCTTCTCCGTAAAGTCATACATTTCATACTTCGGAAATGTCTTCCAAAACGAATCCTTACGATTAATACCAACTCTCCTATACTTATCACTAGCTGCTAGATACCTGAGTTTCTTGCTGCCTGAGTAGCAATCGGCAAAATCTTCCGATTGCATTCTCGTTGCACAGTATCTCAGTTTGTCTAGCCGACAAGTAAAAGGATCGTCGTCGTCGAATAAACCTGGTTGTGGTTTTGGAGGCTCTTTATATTCACCATCCTCATGAATATAAAACAACCTCTCATTAACAGCACGTGCCATAGTTCTGATCGAGTTGTTATAAGCTTTGTAAGTATGTCCTGCATTAAGACCATTAATGCAGTAATACTTCCTAGGCTTTATATACCCACCCTTGTAAGTCATCACCGTCAAATTCGGGTGGTATCTTATCTCAGTTTCCTGAGGTAAGATCCCGGTGATGACCACAGGGCCCCCTCAATTGAGGATAACTGGTTTGGTTCTATATATTTTACCAAACCAGTGCCTCATTGAGGGTGGGTCGTAGGACCATTTCTCTTCCGCCGCAATGGCTTTCCTAGAAGCCATTGTGGATGTCGCATGCAGATTTGCGACATCGGTTTCGAGATTGCCCACGATGAATGAACATTCTAACGCCAGCGCTAGTATTTTCATTTTCTCAGAGGATGAGAAGTCGTGGCTCTTCAACTCATCCCGAATGTATCTCCTAGCCACCATGATGTTGGCTTCGGACTTAGTATTGAATCCAAATTCAAACCTGCACTGTCTCCCGAAATACATAGCTAGGTCCATTATGTACCTAGATCTTGCTTCTCGGGCTCGAGCACGTCGGCGCGATCTGGCTCCCACTTTATAGGGTACCAAGGCAGTCGAACTATGCTCCTGCTCAGCAATGGTTGGCTCTTGAGGTTCCGGACTAGCCATACTTGGCTGAGGAGACAACATTCTATATGTTGCTTCAGGTTCCTCTTCAGGAGCTTCTTGGGTTCCATGAGATGCTGATGCGACGGGTTGCACGTCGACTAATAACTTATTATCGAATTCTCCACCAACGGGGGCGTCTCTTATGAGCTTTTCTTTGTGATATCCCACGATGATATCATCAACTTCGCCTACATCCTCTACGTTCTCAGCCAAATATTCGGCATCGTAATTGGTGGTTTTCTTTTTCACATAGTTATGGCACTTAAAATATTTCGCTACAAACGCTGAACCAAAGGCACTTGGTATTAGACACAAAAGTATTATTTCCACAACAGGCATTGCTTTAAAAAGATCTCGATTATTAGGTAACTTACAGATGTTAGATTTGTTTCGAGACGAA